AACCACCTGATATTCTATTTACTCCATTAGTAGTTATAGTTTGTATTAGTAATTTATTATTTTCTTCTATCAGTTCTTTTGTATTCTGTGCATCTTCTTTAGCAATATCTAAAGCAAGTAGTTTTTTATTTTCTTCTAATCCTTTATGTAATATACCTGTAATAACTTCTCTTTTACCAAATGCTCCTGTAGTTAAAGCGTGAGCAGATATTGCTGCATCAATTCTTTTTCTAATTTCGAATGCAATATTAGAAGGAGGATTTGAGTTAAGAGTATATACCTTAGCTAAACCATCTCCATCTTTTATTTCAAATTCTATATCACCTGCTTGTGCATATATATTAGGTCTAACTTTTTCCCAGTATTGTTCGATTAACTCACCTCTAGCAGCACTACCATCTATATCTAAAGCAGCTAATGCACCTGGTTTATCTCCTTGACTTTTAAGTATAGAAGATATTGTCTGTGCCCTTGGAATAATTAAGTTTTCCAGTTCTACAGCACTTTTAACTTCATCCTTAAGTCTCTCCTGAGAATCAGATACTTGCTGCATGCCATCCCGTGCTTTACGGAACTCTTGGATACCACCGTATATATCACCCATTGCTTTAGGTGCAAGTTTTGTAAGAAAGTTTAGAGATTCTGTTCTTTGTTGTGCACCTGTATCAATATTTTTAATAATTTGATTTGTTATTCTATTATTAGCCTTAATAGAATCTGCTGCAGCTGCTGTCATAGCTTTAGTATCATCTGAGAAAGGCTTCAATTTCACTAGATCTTGGAAGTTATTCTGTACAGAAGGGTCTTCACCCCCAGCCCATTGCATACTATTCATTACCTATACCCCAAGCTTTTACCTATTTCTCCGAAGACTGTTTTATCATCACCAAGTAATCCTCCTAAGTTACCGGTACCTACACTGATAGCTAACTTAGCAAACTTCAATGCATTATTATCTTTAGTATAAGTTACACCACGTTTAGCACCTACACCTACACCGACCATTTCATTAGCTCTTGAATAATCTGATTGATATGCTAGTAAAGCATTATTACTTAAAGCTGATGCTTGCTCACCTTTTGTAAATCTAACTAAATTTTCTGCTTTAGATAGCTGTGATAATAACATTAAGCTTTCATTGTTTTTATATCTTCTAGATCTACCTCCTTCATTGACAGCACCTTTTGTTGCTGCTATACGTGCTGCTTGCTCGGCTGTCTTAAAAGCCATGCTTTGTGTCTTTATTGTCTTATTAAAGACACCTTCAGATATACGCTTGTTATAATTTCTTATAGCAAGTTCTTTCATTTGCCTACTGGCAGTCTCTCTATTATGTAAAAGATTACCACGTATCAGTTGGTTAAATTCAATATTCCTTTGTTCAGCTTCAGCTTTATCTTTATTAGGTGTACCGAAGATACTGTCAAATAATCCCATTAGTAAATTTTATAAATGTTAAATTGTTAGGTCCATGGGTAATTCTTCCCAAAAATTTAAAGCCTAAAAACTTTAGTAACTTTAAATGGACTGTATTTCTTGCATCTACTATGTTATGAACTGTAGCTACCTTACGACCATCTAGGTAACTTTTAGCAGCTTTAATAAATGCAATAGGATATTGATGTATTATAGGAGTACATAGCATCCATATAATACCATTGTTTTGTATGCCACCCATTCCGGCAGTCTTGCCGTTGGGAGCCGTGAAAGATATCGAGGAGGCTTCCTGAGCTGCCATATAGGCAAAGTCTATAGGATGTATCCCGTGTCCCTCTTCAACCTCTCTACGGTCATCTGGAAGCAAATTAGAGGCCACTTCTAAAGCAGCCTCAATAGTGAGTGGTTCAATTTGCATACTACATACGTTGGTAATATTTATTTGTATAGTCTCCTTCCCAGGACATTGAATATAATGTAGCAGGTGCAGGGTGAGCAGACTTTAATGTTATATCTAAATTAGTATTCTTTTCATAGACAGGTATAGTTTTAATTTCAGAAGCTAAGTAAGGAGCATCTGATACATTATACTCATTAGATATTGAAGATTCATAAACTTCAGTATAAGGATCTTTCCCTAATCTAGTCAGAGTAGTTTCATATAAACCTATTTTACCAAAGCTTAAGTTCAATCTATGTAGAATTAAAGAAGCACTAACATCAGCCTTTACTCTTTCACCTTCAGGTTTACTTACGTATATCTTAGGGAAATCTACTTGGAAATCATATAGATATCCTATATATAATGTTTTAATTAACTTCTGTATTTTATGTATACCTGTACCTTGAGCTGTTATATTAACAGCAACACCAGCATTAGCATTACTTAAACTAGAAGCTAAAGCTATATTATTTATTGAAGCATCAATTACATAATAAGTAGTTCCATCAGTAAGACCTGTTGCAGTTGAAGCGCCTTCAACCCATCTTATTTCATCACCAGTTTCTAGACCATGATCTGTACTTCCAGTAGTTAAAGTTATCTGTTCATTACTAGCATTAACAGAGGTATATGCTACCTCCCATTCCTCGTTGAAATCCCAATTACCTGGAACAGTAAAATCATCAGTATTTATTACAGTACATTCTGCATACCTACCTACTCTTGTAGCATCAGTATCTATATCAATTAACACAAGATCACCATTAGGTGCGGTTACTTGATCTATCCAATCAGATTGATTAGCAAATGTAGTTAGTTTTGTACTAGCATCATAAGTTCCACTATCTACAGTAGTCCAGTTATCTAAATGTATTAGGTAATTAGTTCCTTCTTCATCTATACTAGGATCAGTACTACTTTGTATAATATTTATAGTTTGTAAGAAATTATCTTGATCTAGGAAATAATACACATCATCTATAATAAAATGATATTTAAGTTCTCTATTTAATTTCCAAGTAAACCAAGTAGATTGAGGACGTTTATCACCTACAATATAATATTTATATCCATATACTAAATCACTATCTGTTTTACCAAATAAGATTAAATGATTTTCTCTAGAATTAGTTAGTAAATCTATATCTTTTGGTATTAAACTAGGTACTAATTTACTGGTTTCTACAACAGAAGGAGCCCCTTCTCTAGATGTATTAGCCATCTCAGTAAACCTACTATACTTACCAGAATTATCTACATAACCTACAGTACTACCTAATGATATAGGAGGTATTTCTATATTATAATTATATGTAGAAACACTTCTAAGTTTAGCTGTATCTGGATTTAATATAGTATCATCAGAAGATAATAAGAATTGTTGATTTGAACTGAATATAAGTAAACCAGCATTTATCTCTATACCATCATATAAATCAGATGGGAAAGTTGAACTACTTGTTATATCTATAGGATCTATATTTGATACAGCCAGAGCGGTATTAGCCCAGAAGTTTGGTGCACCTAATGTACCAGGTCTACAAGTTACCACATATTCACCTGCTAAGAAAGCTATCCTATTTCGGAAAAATAATACTCTATTAATTTTTTTTCCAACAAAATTTGGGATAGGATTAGTAGTATCATCACCTACTTCTCTATCAGGATAAGTAAATTGTTTAACAGTAAATTGTGTAGAACTAGTACGTTGAATAACATGTGGCATAGTACTAGCATCAAAGCTTTTTACTATTCCAGGTGATGGACATTCAACCCATGAACCAGGACCATCTTTATTATTTTCACCTACAAATTTTAAGAAGTAATCATCTTCTTCTGATTCTTGAGAATTACTAATCTTAACAATATAACCATGTTTACATTGACCAGGTAAATCTGAGACATTATTAGTAGAGCTTTGCATAACTCTCATTAAATCAGGATGACATATTTCTACTTGGAAAGCAGAACTCTTTGTCATATAAATACCATTACCAATAATAGTACATGTAATACCTGTACCTGCTAATTCAGTAACTATACTTCCTAATATAGTATCTACAGTAACAGCTGTATCAGCATCAAATGGAGTAGGAGCTGGTCTAACTGCTTTTATATCAGCTTTAACTGCACAATCCTCATGATCAGTAACTTCAATATTATACACTGCAGAGTTATCATAGTTAACTCCTCCTGAAGCAACACCACGAGCTTGTGTTAATGTTACAGCTGTAGTATGACCAGTACTCCAATTCTCTCCACCATGTAATAACTGTACTCTTCTATTATAAGAACAACAAAATTCACCTGAATCATCCTGACCACTAGCACCAGGCGCAGCACCTTGCTGACCTAATGTAGTAATTCTAAAAGTTAGATTTTTTGCATCACTTCCTGCACCACCACCTTTACCTGCAAAAGTTTCGGTATGGCCAAATACTTGAGTACCTATACCAGGACAATGACCTGTGCCACTACCTTCACTTAAATTATCACTAGTTAGCTTAAGTCTTGTAGCTCTAGCAATAGACGTAGTACCATCAGTATTATAAACATTCATGGCATATTGTCTACCATTTTCTGTTCTTAATATACTGACATATGCAAAGTGAGTATCAGGACGAGTATCAGTAGTACCAGTAGTAGCTACTGTTGTATCTCTATTATTAACAAATGTAGTATCATTAATAGTTAAGAACTGTACATCTTCAGTATTAGAAGCAGATAGATAAGTTTTAATAGCTGTCTCTCCACCAGTACCATAGACTGTAGTCATCTTTGTACCGTCAGAACATCTCCATACATTTAATGTACCATCTGCTAATACTTGTCCTAAATATGATCCTTCAGTTTCATCTCTATAATAATGGAACCAAGACCCACCACTTCCTACAGAAGATAGTGGAGTAGAACCTACTCTTTTAGAACCTGGTCTTTTATATAAACCATTAGTTACATCAGGAATACCATTAATTATATTCTTTACTTGACCTGGATATTTTAATTCATCTGGTTGTTCTGATATACCACCAGTACCATAATTAGGTATAATTTGTGAGATTCCTGCCATTATCTTCTAAGATTCCTCCAGGGTTGATAAGTTGTATGAACTGTATCTTCAGGGAATCCAAACATAGTAGGATTACCTTGATTACATTCATATTCCATACAAGCAGCTCTTGCTTGAAATTCTTGTTGTTGTAATAATTTAACTAATTGTGGATTACCTACTAGTTGAGTAGCTGCTCTAGTTGATGCTTTGTATATTATATATCTTTTAAATACAGAAGGTAAATCTTCATAAGAAAACAATCTAGTTACATCTAAATTTATAGTAGTATGGTCAGAGAAATCATCTGTATGATTATACTTATCATATAGATATCCGTTTCTTTTTACTACATCATGAGTTCTATCTATCCATCCGTCTGTAGTATCCATCTTTAATACATCATTACCAATAGCTATCTTACCATTAGAATCAGGTGTATAGGTAACATGTTTTTCTGTGTTGAAGTGCCAGCCTTCATTCTGTACATCAACATTAGAATCTCTTAATAAATTATATATAAAACCTACCTCTGGATTAGCATTGTTAGATACTGATCCGGTAACTGGGGATTGACCAATAGCTCCCAAGATTGCATTTACAGCGGAGAGTTCGGTCTCGGTATCAATTGTTGTGGAAGC